TTCATCCAAGACCAAAAACTTTAGAGAGACACCCCGCATTGTTTCCGGTCTATCTCCACCTTTGAGGCTTATTGTAGCCCCGTTGACTAATTTTATTTGTAAATTATTTATATGACTGGAGGATATTACGGGATGCCCTAAGTCCATTAAGGTTTCCCACATAATGTCTCTAGCTTGACCCTGAGTTGGGGCCACATAAAAGACAGTACCTCTATCAGTCTGTAAAGCATTAACAATCAATAACCATGCTGCTAAACGAGACTTACCTGTACGTCTACCCGCAGCTACTATCTTAAAGCGTGTAGGGTCTTCCCAGACCTCCTGCTGCCAAGGCAGTAAGTTAATATTTAGTTCGGACACTAATAAGACCAAACTACAGGTACAGACTTACGATCATCCACATGAATAAACGTTTTGGCAACCCCTATGCCCCCAAAGCCCATTTCCATAGCATTTTTTACAATTAAATATTTTTGATTACCGTCCTTAACGGCTATGTCCGCAGCTATTCCTAATACATGCTTACCTACAGTTTTTTTCTTAGTTTCAACACTATGAGTCCTATCTCTATAACCACTGGTGATAGTAAAGGGGAAACCACACTTTTCTCTAAGCTCATCTAAACGATGTATAAAGTTTATGGACATAGCATTATTACCTGTCTCTTGACAGTTAAACTCTTCATAAGTAAAATATTTAAATTCTTTACTCATGTTCTGTAAAGTCTCCTTCTATAGTGCTTGAAGTGTCTATGGATGCTTCGGTGTTAATACCGCTAATAGTAATGGAGACACTATTCCTACCGTTACTAAGCTTATCTTTTTCAAAGTAGCTTATGGGTAGCATTCTGTCCATCATTAGTTTCCAAGCTGCTGCTTGATGTTTGTGATCGTCGTCTAAGGCAGCATTCATGATACTGTCTAAGACTTTTTGTGACTTAGGGGATGCTAACATACGAGCTTTGTACTCATTAATGATAGCTGCGTCACCTTTAGGTCTACCTACTGCATTCCTATGGCCTTTCTTATTAGACACAACTTCGGATTTTTTAGGTCTACCTCTTTTTCTAGGTAAGTTACCTTCGGACATAAGTATTGCCTTTAGCCGCACCTGCGGTACTTGTATAAGATACTTAAGGATACCTAAGGCAGCGTTAGGATATTTCTTTATTTTATTTCTTTAAAGTTTTCTTCTTAAGCTGCTTTAGTTTACCTGTATATTATAGCATATTTTTTACTAAAAGTCAACCCCTTTAGGCTACTTTTAGCTAAAATATTGCATATTTGTGTCTTCCATTAGCCCACCATTTGACCATTTAGTCAACCATTGACAAAATCTATGGAATTCAAGAAGTTGATCTACAGAATTTACTAATAATTAGTGCCTATTAGTGTACTAAAATGCTTTTTTTTGGTGCACTTTAGTGTTCAAAATGCTACTTTTTTGTGTCTAGGGTGGTACTACTAATTATAGCCAGAGGCCAGCCCCCTCCCCGCCCCTGAAAACACGGGCCCTTTGGTTTTATTGGCATACTATTTGCATGCTGGTAGCCTGTGGATAACTTGTGGATAACTATTGGCACACTATTTGCATGCCTAAAGTTGGCACGGATCTTGCAGGGCCCCTAAGATTGGCATAGTCCTTGCATGTCTAGCAAGATGCATGCCATTGGGGCCATTGGCATACTATTTGCAAGTGTGAGGGGAGCATTGGGAGCCTACAGCGGCTCATGCCCTTAACACAGATTGGCAACGATTGAAAGACATACAGACTACTATAAGTCTTATTTATCATGCGTTATAAAGACAACAATAAGTGCTTGCATTGTCCGATTGGGTTGATACTATAGGCACATCACAACACAAGGACACCACAAGATGACAATCAAGCTTTCTAAAGCTGGCAAGATGCCTTGCAGATCATGGTCGCTACAGGCACTCACGACTTGCGCGGGTAGCATTGGCGACAACGGTAAACTCGTGCCAGCATGCGAAGGATGCTATGCCACGCAAGGCAATTATCGTTTCCCTAATGTCAAGGCACCACGAGAACACAATCAGCAAGATTGGAAGCGTGACGCATGGGTTGCGAACATGGTTGCAGAATTAGACAATGACAGATATTTCCGCTGGTTTGACTCTGGCGACGTCTACAGTGTAAAGCTTGCACGTAAGATTCTAGACGTGATGAAGGCCACGCCATGGGTCAAGCATTGGTTACCCACAAGGATGCACAAGTTTTCAAAGTTTCACGCTGTCTTTGCAGAAATGGAAGCGCTGCCGAACGTAGTAGTCAGGTATTCGTCGGACAGTGTAACAGGCGAGACGGTATCAGGACGCAATAGCAGCACAATAGTGCCTAGCATTAACTGGAAGCAACAAGGCTTACAAGTGTGCGAGTCAAGTACTCGTGCGGGTAAATGTGGACCCTGTAGAGCATGCTGGAATCGTGACATAGCTGTAATAGCATATCCAGCACACGGAAAAAAGATGTTAAAATTAATCAACCTTCAGGAGGTAGCGTAACATGAACAACGAACTGGAAAGATTAGACAGACTATGGTCGGCCCTAGCGACTGGCGTACACGAAGAAACTTGCAAAAAGGCTTGGCGCGTGGTTCGTGTCCCTGACATTGAAGACGAAGAGCTATGCGAGATTAAGTATCTGCAAAGCCTAATCAGCACGGCGCGGCAGTTTATCCTTGACGAAGAGGAAGTAGCATAGCATGAGACTAACAAAAGCATCTAGGTTTTATGGCGTAGCCGAACGCGGGTACATTCTAACGACTAAAAAATGGATAATTGACGCACACCTAGGCGATACCCTAAAGTTTTATTTTAGCGCCGCTATGAGAGAATCAGAGTACGATCTAGGCGCTTATGTTTGCTTGCATTTCGCATGGTTACGATTAGGACTAACAGAGAGAGACTAACATGACAAACAACGGCACACTGTACAGGATAGAGTGTCCAGACATAGAGACATTTACAAGGCTTTTGGTGGACTTAATGAAGGAGGGCGTAGGGTACACCGCTGATGCTGAATGGTACACCATAGAGCTGCTTGGCTCATACTAAGAGGCGACAAAAAAGACACAAAAATCTAAAAATAATGCTTGACAAGGTTTTTGAGTGCCTGTAAAATCTACCTAAAGTATCCTTTAGAATATATTCTATAGATAATATACTAAAGATACCTAAGGTAGCCTAAGGAGATATAAAGTATGGAAATTATAGGGATACTAGTCTTGTATGTCTTTTATAGGGCAGTGACAAGCGAGCGTAGGTCGCTGGAAAGACAGCGCAAAGTAGCGGAGAGATACCGAAAAGAATCTTTGGAGACTTGGAAAAATGACTAACAATCCAAAACTAACACGAAAAGAAATCTTAAAACTGTTTGTGGGTTTGTATGATTTCAGAGAATCTGAGGTTACTTTGACGGATGAACAGTCTAAAACCTTGCTACATGCAATGGACATATTAAACACGGCGCAAAGAGAGCGTATGATAGCAGAGGAAGATTTCTTGTATGATTATCATAGAGGGTAGAGAGTTTGGGATGTCTCAGCGCAGAGAGGCTGTGGCATTTTTAGAGGGTATTTTGTTGGATTTAGACAGGCATGCAATGGTTGTTTTAGACGGTCATGGTTTACTGTTAGACCACCATGAGCAATTACAGGAAATTTTAGACAATGAGCCAATTTTCTATGTACACTGACAAAACAAAACGGTACACTATTTGGGAAAGTGTCCCTAAAGCAGAATGGTTGCCTAAAGGTGGCCTAAGCTGGACTAACAGGGGCACGTTTAAAGCAACTAATGCCTACTCAGCTATTGAACAGGCAGCCTATGGCGGTTACTATGTCAAAGCAGGGGACAAGATAACGCATAGCAATGGCCCTGAAATCATCATTAAAACAGAGGGAACCGTATGAACCTATTTTATACTAGCGACAATCCACAGACTGCGGCACAGTACCAGTGCGACAAGCATGTAGTTAAGATGATACTAGAGACTGCACAAATGCTGAGTACTGCCCACAGGCTCACAGAGACTCCACAAGCGCCTTTTGTATACAAGATGACCCATAAGAATCACCCAAGCACAAAGTGGCTCAGATCGTCTCAGATTGCCTACAAATGGGGTTTAGAGCATCTAGAGGCATTACTTGCGGAGTACCGCTACAGATACGGTAGGATTCACAAGACACAACGTGAAAAACTTCAGTACCTAAAAGCAGTACCAAAAGCGCTGCCTGACTTACCATTCACAGCACCGCCTCAGTGTATCTATGACGAGTGCAAGACAGAAGACACAGTACAGGCTTACCGTAATTATTACAAAGCAAGAAGGAGTGAGATCGACATGAGATGGACAAAAAGGAGTGCACCAGCATGGCTATAAAAATGGACACTGAAGCAGACTATGTGCTAGAAGCCTACTGGTGGTCACACAAAGTAGTGGACAACGTAGTCAAGAAACATAAAAAGTTTGTGCTGGCCTGTGTTACTGCCTATAGAGACTACGAGTCCGAAGAAAGCGAGCGCTTGCATCTTACAGAAATGTTACAGCTTAGGGACAAGCTTATTGAGCTGTACAGGTGCCACCCTGATGGTGAGGTTTGTGTTGAACTAACTATAAGGCAGGAGTTTGTAAACGTATGAACATATTCAAGAGACTTTATAGAGCATTGTGTGACATATTCACAGACATTGCTGAGGGTAACATTACGGAAGACGAGTTTGACAAGGTATTCTGGACTGCCTGTGTAGCCTTTGGTTTTATGCTGGTCTTGCTTTACGTTAATGTAGGTATCACCAGTCAACCAATAGGAGTTATGTAGCATGAATGTAGAATTATTAGACATCATGGGGTCAGACCTAACGGTAGTTAATGCTGCCAGAGTGTCCTTCGCTGGTGAATCAGAGGAGTTCGGTAGTAGGGACAAAAAGCTAATTAAGTACCTCGCAAAGCACAACCACTGGACACCCTTCGGACACGTACAGGTGCAATTTAGGATCAAAGCACCAGTGTTTGTCGCTAGGCAGCTTGTGAAGCATCAGGTGGGCTTAGTGTGGAATGAAATCAGCCGGAGGTACG